CTGGTGGTGGTGAGAAAGGCGAGAAGATTGCCGCAGCCGCTATGTGGAAGAACATCAAAGAAACTACTGCTTACATGGCAGAGAAGAAAGCTATTGAAAAGAAAGACAAGCCTATGAAAGGCGACAAGATGGCTGACGAAGGCGGCAATGAGTTGACTGGTAAGTTGAAAGCCGCTCGTGAAAATGGTGACACTACAATGACTGTAGGTGGTAAGACTCTACCAGTCAAACCAGGCAAGCCAATTCCAGAGTCAACAGAAGTTGATCGTATGCGCGAACTTACAGGCCGTTTAAATCGTTCTGAAAAACCAGCTCTAGTTGAAAACCGCGAAGTTGATCAAATCCGTGCATTGACACAACGTCTATTGGGGTAATCCTCCGTGGACATGAAGCGCATACTACAGGCGATGGATGGTGTTGCTACTAAGCCTGTAGCAGGTGCTGATAGCATGGCTAAGTTTCTATCAGTTATCGATAAAAACGATGTTGAAATTCTTAACGAAGCAAGCAACCCGCATAAAGTTACATTGCCAGTTCAAATGGCAATGCAACACTATCAGCAAACTCCCCAAATAGAAAAGAAAAAGTTTACGAATACTAGTATTCGTAAGTTTTTCCACGATGTCGAACAAGAAGTTGCTGAGGAAAAAACTACCAAGCAACAGTTACTAAGACAATACAGTCAGACTATTGCTGAACGTGTTCTAATGCGTGAGTTCAAAGAAGCTGATAAAGAGCGCGATAAAAAATTAGATCAAAATAAATTAAGTGTCAAAGCACATCGTTTCCTACAGCAGGCGCATCAGATGAGCCCGGGGGATGAAGGTGACATAGAAGCTATGGCAACCGCCGCCAGTGAACTTGCTGATACAGCTAAACAACAACAGCATACCATAGATCGACAGATGGATATGTATACACAGCTACAGGACCTGTTAGCCAATACTGAAGAAAGATTCCGAGATCTAAATGCAAAAGTTGCTAGCGGTCAAGTTACTCAACAGGATGCGGCAGTTGCCGCACAAGAGATAGAACGACAGCATGATACCCAAAAGGGTGAGATTGCTAAACAACATAAAGATCATGTTGAGCCCGGAAAGATGAAGCATGCTGAGCCGACCCAACCATCATCTCCGCCACCGACAGCAACTCCACAACCTACAGCAAAAACAAAGACAACAGCAAAAGCTCAACCGGCAAGAGTAGCACAACCTACAGCAAAACCTCAACCTACAGCAACTCCACGTGCAGTAAGAGCAACAACTGTTCCAACGGCTAGTGCTAGTCCACCCGAAATGCCGACTGTAAATCCGTTTGCAAATACTGTTGCCCAGATGACTGGTCAACATCGAGTTCCGAATATTAAAGGATTGCCAACAAGATCTCGCGTATCAACTATGCCAAACGATGATCTTGCTAATTTACATCATCCTGATAATCCAGCATCTGCATACATACAAAATATGCTAGCCGGGCATGAAAAAACTAGTAACCATCTTAATAACATTAAGAACAAAGTTCCTAACCAAGCAGATGCAATGGCTGAAGATATTCGTGGTGCCATTGCAGGAGCAGTTATAAAAGCCGGAACAACTCTATGGAAAGATCTAGTATCATCTTATTCCAAAGGATCACAAGCGGCTATAGTTCAATACCCTACAGGCTACGAATTAACGATTCCAAGAACCGAAATAGGTAAATTAATAGCACATCATATGTATGGCACTCCGGAAATGCGAACAGCGATTGAGAATGAAATCATACACGATCCCGGAGCATTAAGAGGATTTCTCAAAGCACCGGTGCCGACTCCACAGCAACAGTTACCTCTACAAGGTGAAATGCCATTTAAAGAACACTACAGTACGCGAGAATTATCGCATGCAAAAGTATTATCAACCGGTCCGGGGCCACAGGATAATGTGGTAGAAAAGGATGGTCGAGAAATGCTAGGGTTAGAAGATGCCAGTTCAACTATGAATCCGACACGTAGATATCGCATGATGCGTCGTATCAACAAACGTGCAAATATTGATCTAAGTGACTTAGAGCATGCTACTGATGAAGAGCTACATCAACTATATCAACAGCATAGTTTAAAAGAAAGCCCCATCTATGATCAGCCTGATAGAGATGTACACAATCCAGATGTGTCATATGATAAAGCTAATACACATCCGCTAGAAACAGTAATTAACATGGCTAATCACGATATATTGAGACTAGCAGATGATGTTAACAGTATGAAAACTATGAGTTTAGAGGGTAAACTTCTCGTATGGCAACGTATGGCCCAGGAATTTACCACGGGCGGTGTTATGCAAACACTAGCTGGTCGTGCCGCACAGATTGCACATGGCATCGAAGAACTTAAACTAGCTCGACAAACCGGCAAAGGAATAGCACCTAAGCGCCGACATGGGATCAGCAAGAATTTAGAATAAATAAGTACATTGTACGATATAGGATAAGATATGAATATTAGAGACCTAATGACTAGATTAGAAAGCATTGAACAACTAGATGAATTCCGTCTAAAAGATGTTCAAGCCGCAGTTGGTCAGAACCCTGACGCAAATGCTCGCGCAAAAATAATAGGCAACTTGGCAGTGCAGAATAAACTGCCAGGATTGTATGATCCAGTTGACGGTCACTATGTTGATAACACTGGTAGCAGAACATTCTTTCCACCAAGTAAAGATGTCGATATGCAGTTGGGTCCAATGGGACTTATTCCACCAAATAGTCAAAGTTCATCTGCGATCGGTAGTATAACCGGTATTAGCGGTGACAAGTATGATCAGCAGATTCGCGGTCAAAGTGCAAAGTTCAACACAGATGAAGATCATCGCGAGTTTAATCAAGAACACATAGCAAAACTAGGTCAGCTAGTTGATCAATTAAAGACTGCAAAACCAGATCCAGTAACAGCAACTACTACAGGTGGTACAACTACAGGTGATACAACTACAGGTAGCACTACTACTACAGGTAGCACTACTACCAGTCAAGATGCTAATACAGCTCCACAAATTAATTTAGCATATAATCCTGAAGTAAAAAAGATGCAAGATGCTATCCTACAAAAGGATCCTAATGCATTACCTAGATATCATGCAGACGGTAAACTAGGTCAAGAGACTATCGGTGCAATGCAGAAGTATCCCGATATTGCTAAACAGTTCAAAGTACAAGAAGGCATTAGAGTAGACATTGCCAAGAGTCTTGTAGAAAGTTTTGGTTATGATGCACAACTAGATGAATACAGTGCAAAACAATTTGGTACAGACGTTGATGCAGGCATACGAGGTCTAGCTAACGGTGTAACGTTTGGTTACGCTGATAATATTGCGGCCGGTGTTAATTCTGCATTTGGCAAAGACACTTACAAGCAAGCCTTAGAAAAAGAAATGGCAGCGACTGCTAACGCCAAAGCCAAGTCTAGCCAATTTGATATGGCTAACCCGTTACATAACTCTTGGACTGAAAAACATCTAGGTATGGATAAGACTATGACTATTAGTCCGTACACTACAGGTGAATTCGCAGGAATGGCAGCGGCGCCTATTCCCGGAGGTGCAATGGCCAACGCTGGCGGAAGAGTTCTTGCTAAAGCCGCCCCTACAGCATTAAAAGGTGCGGCTAATGTAGTAGGAAGAGAAACCACACAATTAGGTGCTAACTTTTTAACTAGTTTAGCTGCCAACATAACAAAAAACATTGGCGATATAAGTGCAATAGGATTAACCCAGGATCATGTTAATAGACTAGCTAAAATGGCTCCGGAAAAAATGTCTACTCTACAAAGTAGATTAGGTGTTCCTGTTACCGGACAACTCGACCCTTCTACTGTTAGAGCTTACGCACAAGTAGCACCTAAGCAAGAAAGCCAATCATTTAATCAACCTTTATCCGAATCAGAAAAGATGGCCAGCTTCCGTGATATGGTAAAGATGTTAGAAGCTAGTGTAGCCAGCGGCGTAACAAAAGATGCCGAGACTGGACTTACAAAAGATATTGTTAAGAAAGTATCAGGCAAGGGTGTTTCAAAAGATATTAGTGCTGCCACAGATGACGCAATTCTTAACGGCATATCAAAAGATGCTAATAAAAGCGTATCTAATACATCTAAAAGCGGTGTAAAAGACAGCGGAAACTCTACTAATACTATTAGCAATAATACTAATGTTAATGTCAATGCTTCAACCGTTATACCCCCAGGTGGCCTTGTGCAGATGTCAGTAACGGATTTGCAGAAAGCACTTACAAAAGAAAGAAACGCTGGTATTAAACTTGGTAAAAGCCAAGGTATTGCTTCAATGACTGAAAAAGAAGTTCAGTCTACTGCTTTATTAGCTAAAGAAGTTGAAAAAGTAGCACCTAAAGAAGCCGAAAATCTAGTAACAGCCGCCACTACACAAGGTAAGACAGGACTAGCCGGTTGGTGGGAGCGTAACAAAGGCAGAGTAAAATGGGGTGCGGCTGTACTTGCATTGATAGCGGCTCTACGCATTGGATCAGAATTTATCGGTGGTAACAACGATAACAATAATAATAACAACAACAATAATAACAATACAGTTGTACCAGTGGATGGTAAATGCCCGGCTGGTTATCAACTAAGTCAAGATGGTAAGACTTGTGTTAAGGTCAGCCAAGAGCCTAATCCAGCCCAGAAACCTACATGTAGTCTAGCACAGATGGATCTAGTTAAACAGATCAAAGCCGAGATGGCCGCACTAACTAAAGAGAATCAAGGCGGTGACGGTAATGTTGCAGACCCGGCTGTTGCACAAGCATTGCAAAGAGCTCAAGAAGTTATGGATGCGGCTTTAGCTAGCTGTACTCCGCCAAGTGGTGCTGAGCAAGCGGCTAATCCGGCACCAAAGGATCCTAGGATAACAGGTACTGTAAATTTACCAGGTAGAGACTTAAAATCAGGTACAGTATTTGCAGGCGATCCTAGTAATGGAACTGTTGCAGAAAGCGATGAACTAGCCCGCTGGCTTAAAATAGCTCGAGGTTAAAGAAAAATGGCAGATTTATTTCTGCCATTTCCACCTCTAAAATTTGACACACACAGATAATTAATATACAATAGGCTATAAAGGAGAATTTCATGTCAGGACGCAATTACGGACCAGAAGAAAAGGCAAAACTCGAAAGATTAATCAACGAAGGCTCTACAGTATTACGTGAAGTTGAAGATCTATCAGAAGGCTTAAAAGAAACAGTTAAGGCAGTAGCAGAAGAATTACAAATCAAACCGTCAGTTATTAATCGTGCAATTAAGATTGCTCATAAAGGTGACTGGACTGCGCACAATGAAGATTGGGCAGAGATTGAAGCAATTTTAGATATTACTAAAAAAATCTAAATAAGTATTGAATAGAAAGGTCCGCTGGCCACAAACAGCAAAGATGGTATTTGCAAGCCGTAAATTGCATGGAGAAGAGTATATATGTCTTACGTAGACGCATGGTTTGACCGCGACAACGACATTATTAAGATCGTTGAACGCAACAAGAAAGGTGAAAGAGAATTCCGTGACATTCCGGTTCGTCATACTTTCTATGTAAAAGATCCTAGAGGTAAACATACCTCGATATACGGAGATCCTGTACAACGGATCGTCTGTAAGAATACCAAAGAACTTAGAAAAGAACAAGCCATTAACAGTGGCAAAACTCTGTACGAAGCAGATATTAATCCTATATTCGTCACCTTATCGGAAAATTATCTTAATGCAGATCCTCCTAAACTACATACTGCATTTTTCGATATTGAGGTAGACTTTGATCCAGAGCGTGGCTATGCAAGCCCAGACGATGCATTCATGCCAATTACTGCGATTGCTGTCTACCTGCAATGGCTAGAGACCATGGTATGTTTAGCTATTCCGCCTAAAGGTCTTAAGATGGAAGATGCTATAGAGATGGTCAAAGATTTTCCTAATACCTACTTGTTCGACAATGAAGCAGAATTGTTAAACATGTTCTTAGACCTAATCAAAGATGCAGATATATTAAGTGGTTGGAACTCAGAAGGCTTTGATATTCCCTATACCACTAATCGTGTTATCAAAGTATTATCTAAAGAGGATACTCGCAGATTCTGTTTGTTTGATCAATTTCCTAAACGCAGAGAATATGAAAAATACGGTCGCCAATCAGTAACTTATGACTACATTGGCCGTGTACACTTAGACTACCTCGAATTATATCGCAAGTACACATACGAAGAACGTCATACATATCGTCTAGATGCTATTGCTGAATATGAGCTAGGCGAGCGTAAAACACAATACGAAGGTACACTAGATCAACTTTACAACAATGACTTTCGTACATTCGTAGAATACAACATCAACGACTGTATGCTGTTGGAAAAACTAGACAAGAAACTTAAATTCTTAGATCTAGCTAATACACTAGCACATGAAAATACTGTACTGCTACAAACTACTATGGGCGCGGTAGCTGTTACTGAACAGGCTATTATCAACGAAGCTCATCGCAGAGGATTTGTTGTCCCCAATCGTATCAAAATGGACGAACGTGAAGATAGTGCGGCGGCCGGTGCGTATGTAGCTCATCCTAAAGAAGGATTACAAGACTGGATCGGATCATTGGACATTAACTCACTGTACCCTAGTGCTATTAGAGCACTTAATATGGGTCCAGAAACTATTATTGGACAACTACGTCAAACACGTACAGACGAATATATTGAACTTAAGATGGCACAGAACAAGAGTTTTGCGGCCGCTTGGGAAGGTAAATTCGGCACAGAAGAATACGACAGTGTAATGAATCAAGAAATTGGCACAGACATTACTATCGATTGGGAAAATGGTGATGTTGATGTACTCAGTGCCGCAGAAGTTTATAGATTAATATTTGAAAGCAATCAGCCCTGGATGCTTTCGAGTAATGGCACCATCTTCTCACATGAGAATGAAGGTATAATCCCGGGGCTACTTAAACGCTGGTATGCAGAACGTAAAGAGATGCAGGCCAAACTAAAGGAGTCTATCAATGCAGGAAACAAAGTCGAAGAAGAATACTGGGACAAAAGACAACTCGTTAAGAAGATTAATCTTAACAGTCTCTATGGCGCTATTCTTAATTCTGGGTGTAGGTTTTTTGATAAGCGGATTGGTCAAAGTACCACACTCGTCGGACGACAGATCGCCAAGCATATGGCGAGTAAAGTAAATGAAATCATTACAGGCGAATATAATCACGTAGGTAAAGCAGTTATCTACGGCGACACTGACTCATGTTACTTCTCTGCTTATAAGACACTACAAAAAGACATCGAAGCTGGATTAATTCCCTGGACTAAAGAAAGTGTAGTACAGTTATACGATCAGATCGGTGAAGAAGTTAATCAAACATTCCCTCAGTTTATGCTAGATGCATTTCATGTGCCCAAGAGCCGTGGAGAAGTTATCAAAGCAGGTCGAGAAATTGTCGGATCAAAGAGTTTGTTTATTACTAAGAAACGTTATGCTGTTTTGTATTACGACAAGGAAGGTAAACGAGCAGACGTAGATGGTAAGCCAGGTAAGATCAAGGCTATGGGCTTGGATCTAAAGCGTAGTGATACTCCAGAATTTATCCAAAACTTCTTAAGTGATGTATTAGAAATGGTCTTAATGGGCAAGAAGGAACAGGAAGTGTTAGATCATATTAGTGAGTTCCGCATTAAGTTCAAAGCTCGACCCGGTTGGGAGAAAGGTAGTCCTAAACGTGCTAACAACATTACCGAGTATCAGGCTAAAGAAAAGAAGCAAGGTAAAGCTAACATGCCCGGTCACGTTCGTGCTAGTATCAACTGGAATACTCTTAAACGTATGTATGATGACAAATACTCAATGGCTATTACAGATGGTCAAAAAGTTATTGTCTGTAAACTCAAACCCAATCCATTAGGGTTTACTAGTGTTGCATACCCCGTAGATGAATTACGGTTGCCGCAATGGTTCAAAGATTTACCTTTTGATCACGCAGAAATGGAACAGACTATTATCGATAACAAGCTAGACAACCTTATCGGTGTTCTAAAGTGGGACATTGCCAGTACAGAAGAGAAAAATACTTTTAACAGTTTATTTGAGTTTTAATATGAAAATTATAATTGCAGGTTATGGATTTGTCGGCAAAGCAGTTGCTACTGCTATAGATAAAACAAACACAGTATATGTTATTGATCCAAAAATAAGTTCGCAATCAGTAAAAGATTATCCAGATGCCGATGCCGTTATTATTTGTGTTGGGACTCCGAGTAATGTGTTAGGAGACTGCGATACTAGTCAAATATACAATGTGATGAACCAAATACCTAGTAGTATGCTAGTACTAATTAAATGTACTGTTCGACCAGATTACCTAAATAAACTGGTTAAAGACTATCCTGATCACAAGATTTGTTATAGTCCAGAGTTTCTACGGGCGGCTACTGCTGTTGAAGACTTTGCTAATCAACAGAACATGATCCTAGGCGGAGATGATCCTGACGGTTTTTGGCATAATTTATTTAGAGAGTCGTTGACAAAATTACAAACAGTATTTTATTGCACCATAGAAGAAGCGGCAATGATGAAATATTCCATTAATGCTTTCCTTAGCGTTAAAGTTACATTTTTTAATCAATTGTATGACATGTGTCAAGCAGGCAACATAGATTATGCCACTATTGTGAGCCTGTTACAGTTAGATGATAGGATTGGACGTAGCCATATGCAGGTTCCGGGACCAGACGGAGCTCGTGGGTTTGGAGGGATTTGCTTTCCAAAAGACACAAACGCATTTATACAGTATGCTGACAAGCTATCTGTATCAAATACACTGGTAGAATCGGCAATAAAATACAATAAGAAAATAAGAAAATCATTGACATAGTCAAAAAATCTAAGTATAATCATTAAACACGGAGAATCATATGAAAGACTTTTTACAAGACCTAGTAGCACACACACATAGTTTGGGCTTTTTACCTTTGGTCAAGGTAACATCCAGCTCAAAAGCAACTACCATTGAATCACTAGCCGAAGATCGGTCAGTAATCCTTAATGCTAAATCGCATACACCAGTTGACGGCCTCGAAGGTACGTTTGGTATGCCTAACTTGAACAAGTTAGACTTGCATTTGAAATGTCCAGAATATAAAGAAGGTGCTGGTATTAAAGTAGTTACACAACAACGCAATGGTGAAGATATCCCAACGGGCTTACACTTCCAAAATGCACTAGGCGACTTTGAAAACGACTATCGTTTTATGAATCAAGACGTTATCAATGAAAAATTAAAGACTGTCAAGTTCAAAGGAACAAGTTGGGAAGTTGAATTTGAGCCTACAGTATCTAGCATCCAACGCTTAAAGTATCAAGCGGCGGCGCATACAGAAGAACAAGTGTTCCAAGTCTCTACAGATGGTAGTAATCTAGTATTCAGTTTCGGTGACGCAAGCACACACGCAGGATCATTTACTTTCCAAAGTGGAATTACAGGCAAGCTAAAGCAAACTTGGTCATGGCCCGTTAATGCTGTGCAAGCAATCTTAGCATTGTCAGGCGATATCACTATGAAGATTGCAGATGCAGGTGCATTAGCTATTACTGTTGATAGCGGTATTGCTGTATACGAATATATTTTACCAGCGCAGAGCAAATAATGGCTGAACTCCATAAACGTACTATACTACGAGCATTAAGTTATAGGATAGTAGCATTGCTCATAACTGCTTTATGGACCGGGTTAAGTGATGCTATTATAATTCATGTTATCTTAACTGCGGTTCATTACGCTATGGAAAGAGCATGGTTAAAAATTAAATGGGGAAAACTTGAATAAGAATTTAACAGCAAGTCAAAAAGACTATGCGTACTTTTTACCAGCTACATCTGGATTCTATAGTACGTTTATAGGCAAGCAACGGTTTGGACCGTATGTCGATCCGACTCGTATTCCTGCGAGCTTTGGACCATTGGGTATCGAAGCGTTGAATTATCTCAATCCCAATGCGGCATTTTATTACGATCATTGCTTATATTCAGCAGGTCATGCTAACTTAGATATGACTAAAAAGGATGACAGTGAAGATATGTTCCGCAACCGAGATCGTACTACTAGCTGGGTAGTTGGCGACTCAGGTGGATTCCAGATTGGTAAAGGTGTGTGGGAAGGCGAGTGGAGAGATCCTAATGGTCCAGAAGTTGCCGCTAAATGGGCAGAAGTTAATGCACTGGGAGTAGAGCTTGTTCCGCAATTACATCCTACAGGCCATCCAAAGACTGATAAGAATGGCAATCCTAAGTTTACCAAAGTAGATCATCCTAAACTGTATCAAGCTAAATTAGATGCCGCACAGAAAAAACGTGAACAAGTACTAGCATGGATGGATGCATATATGGAATATGGTATGGTACTTGATATTCCGGCTTGGGTAGAGCGCAGTCCAGAAGGACGTAAGGCTACAGGTATTGAAACATATCAACAAGCCGCAGATGCTACCAAGTATAATAATGAATACTTTATTAAAAATCGCACAGGTTCATGTAAGTTCTTAAACGTTCTACAAGGTGAGAATCATACGCAAGCTGAAGATTGGTATCAGCAGATGAAAGACTTCTGTGATCCCTCTAAGTATGACAAGCCATTTAACGGGTGGGGTATGGGTGGACAAAACATGTGTGATGTTCACTTGATTCTTAAACGTCTTGTGGCTCTACGCTTTGATGGATTGTTAGAACAAGGACATCAGGATTGGATGCACTTTTTAGGTACAAGCAAATTAGAATGGGCTGTATTATTAACAGATATCCAACGTGCTGTGCGTAAGTATCATAATCCAGATTTTACTATCAGCTTTGACTGTGCTAGTCCATTCTTAGCAACTGCTAATGGTCAGATTTATATGGCTACTGAAACTCCGCCTGCTGACAAGTGGGTGTATCGTATGCAAGCGTCGGCTGATGATAAAAAGTATTCGTCAGATACTAGACTGTTCAAAGATGCAGTAGTACAAGACGGAATCTTTGATAAGTTTGAATCTAGTCCTATCATGGATCAAATACAGATGAAAGAAATTTGTATCTATGCCCCAGGCGACCTAAATAAAGTAGGCAAAGAAGGACGCACCAGTTGGGACAGTTTTACCTATGCTATCATGATGGGCCATAATGTTTGGATGCATATTAACGCTGTACAAGAAGCTAACCGTCAAAGCGACCTAGGTTGTATTCCAGCAATGATGGATGCTACTACATTAGAAGGCAAAACTAGAGACTATAGCCCATTACCTAACAAGTTCAAAGATATTGTTGATTTAATCTTTAGCATGGATAATAGAAAAGATGCAATGGATGTAGTAGAACATTACGAAGGCTATTTTGATCGCATTATTGGCACTAGAGGAAATACCGGTGATCGCATTACTAACGCAACTGCTATGGCCAATGTGCATATCGAATTTGAGGGTAATTTGACTATGGAAAAAGTAATCAAAGAACCTACAAAACCAATCTTAAACGAATCACTATTTGAGGTTTAAATGACATTACCAGATGAAAGATTTCGAAGCATACAAAAAACAGAAGAGTTTTTGCAGGATCTAATGAATCCTCAAAAAACTCCGCGTCTGCCTAAAGAAATCCGTGAACGAGCACGTTGGTGTTTACGTCACTATCCCAGTTATCATAATATGAAAGAATTAGAACGTGCGGCTCCTGAAGTTATAACTGAACGTATGGAGGATGTGCAACGTATGATCAAATACTGGGAAGAAGGGAAAAAATTTACAAATGAAACGTGAATATACTAGTGGTACTAGCGAAGATGTAACATTCTTTATTGGTACCGAAATTGAACGTACTCCTGCATTTGGAATGCAAACTCTGTTTGTAGTAGGTGTACATGATCCTAAGATTGTTCTACATATTGCCAATGACACCCAAGCACTTCTAGACGAGAGCAAACGCATTAAGCATATCTATTTTGGTGCTAATCAAAGTTTCAAAACTAATGGTGTGAATGATGTAGACACTTGGCGTCCATGGGAATACATGATACAGGACTGTTTAGAAGCTGGATATTGGTGTACCTTGGACTTTGATATTTGTGAGCATGAAGGTCTCTTAGAAAGTGGTTTAACCGAAAATCGTAGATTTATTCCACAAATTAGTGTAAAATTGCCTTATCTAAACCAACTAGGATATAACGCTACAATCAAGATCGATGATAAAGACTTTGATGCAACTAATCCGGGGGTGTGGTGTGTACCTATTGGTGCTATCACACAACGCAAGTACTTTACCAATTGGGATGAATATACAAAAGACGAGATTATCAAATGAAAAAACGTTCTCCATACAATAACTATGCACCAGTATGCTCTGCACCGGACTGTACATCAAAAGTAAGTTATCATAACTTAGATAAAGGAAAAGATGGATCTGCAAATATTAAATGGAAGAACTGTTGTGAATCTCATAGAAATGAAAGGAAATCAGAAGTGGATAATTGGAAATTAAAACAAGGGTGTTCAAACGTAGATGCACATCACGGATTTAAGTGTACTGCAACCATTATGTATCCCGAACAGTTGGACATAAATCATATAGACGGAAATCGTCATAACAATGATCCAGCTAATAAAGAAATACTTTGCAAAAACTGTCATGCTCATGTTACAATACAAAGTAAACATCATCTAAACAGATATTCTTACGAAATTGAATTACCCGGCTCACTATGGGAACCTGCATAATGAAAACTACAATACGACAAGACATTAGACCTAATAAAATGATCTGGGTCACTTTCCAGAAAGAAGGTATCCATGCTTATCCGGCGGCCGCCACTGATTCAAACTTAGCAACAGGAGATGAATATGATGTATCGTTTTTGGCTACTCCTCATCGTCATATATTCCATTTTCGCGTTTGGCTTTCAGTTACCCACAACGACCGTGATGTCGAATTCATCCAGTTCAAACGCTGGTTGGAAAATTTATACAAAGATAGTATACTAAAACTAGATTATAAGAGTTGCGAAATGATGTCAGATGATTTATATGACATGATTTCACAAAAGTATCCAGACCGTGAGGTTTGGATTGAGGTCTCCGAAGACGGAGAAAATGGCAGTTTCATCAAATATTAAAAAGAGGCTATAATGGCTAAGAACTACAAAGAAATCAGTTACTTTTCAACACGCCCTGATATCGTTAAGATTTTTGACGATCTTGAGGCATTCCATAACTACTGTCGCTTGGAACTACATCCATTTGACGAAAGCCATCTCTATAATAGAGAAAGCTGGGTTTGGCGTAACTTTGAAAAGAGCAAGCGTCCTAAGAAACCGTTCACAGGTGAACGTAAGCCATACTTAGGCAAAAACCCACGGTACAATAACAATGACCGTATTCCTAGTTGATTTAGAAGCTGTTGAGACAAGGTACACGGGACAATGGAAATCTCATGTACCTAATCTCTTACGAAAGGCAGGACACGATGTTCAAATTATCTCTGGCCCTACGGATATTCCGAGTGCTACCACTCCTGGGGCTTTTCTCAATTTTGGTGGAACTAACATATATAAAGCTAGTCAAGTTGAGCAGATGGGCCGTTTATTTTGTAACGGATCCGTTCATCCCGGCGATCACTTTATTTTTACTGATGCTTGGCACCCTGGTATCATCAACTTAAAGTACATGAGTGAGTTATTGAACATACCAATAACAACACATGGACTTTGGCATGCTGGTAGCTATGACCCTCAAGACTTTTTAGGAAGACTAGTTGGTAATAAGCCCTGGGTCAGGTACGCAGAGAAAAGTTTCTTTGCGGCATTTGATCATAACTACTTTGCTACTCAATTCCACATTGATATGTTCCATCATAATTTACTGAATGACGGAATGGTTGAAAATCCTTGGGAAGAAGAGGACAAGGCAGATATGCTCGAAGATGGCAAATATGTTCGCACTGGTTGGCCGATGGAGTATATGGAAGATACATTAACCATGTATAAGAATATGCCCAAGCGTGATCTTATACTTTTTCCGCATCGCATCGCACCTGAGAAGCAAGTTGAGATTTTTAGAGACTTGGCTACACACTTACCGCAGTATGAATTTGTAGTGTGTCAGGATCAACAGCTAACAAAAAATGAATATCATAACTTGTTAGGCGAAGCAAAGATGGTGTTTAGTGCTAACTTACAAGAAACTTTAGGCATTAGTTGCTACGAAGGTGCGGTGGTTGATGCTATTCCCATGGTTCCGGATAGACTCAGTTACAGCGAAATGTATTACGATACTTTTAAGTATCCTAGTAAATGGACAGAAAGCTATGATGCATATACAGTATATCGTCCAGACTTGTGTCGTAAAATAATGGAACATATGGACAATTATCCTACAAGGATACCTGCCATACGTAAACAAGCAAAGGATTTACATGAACAGTTCTTCAGTGCTAACAGATTACTCGATCACACCAAGTGATACTATCACATTAAATACCGGAGCAGTTTCGGGAAATATTACCATTGGTAATACTACCGGAACAAGTTATTACTATACCGGAGCCGGTATTACTAGTGCTAATACTATCACTATACGCGGTGGAGGTACTAGCAGTTCTAGCTCGGGATTCACTATTGGTGGAGCAGGTAGCGGCTACGAATGGTCACAGAATTTCAATCAAGAATGGATAGACTCGTTTCCAGACTTTAATAGGATTCAGAAAATGTGTGAAGAATATCCAGGCTTAAAAATAGCATTTGATAAATTTAAAACAACTTATAAACTAGTAAAAGACCATTATGATACTCCAGAAGATCAGAGACCGCTTCCTTAACTGGCTCGAAAGCCATGACCGTAAACGTATCATTATGGATCGTACAGAAAACGAACCATATTTAGAACGTTATTATGTTCTGTTCAAAGAACGTGTGACATTTCCCTATAATGTATTCTTGCACAAGTTTTTAAAAAGCGATCCGGATGATGTGCATGATCATCCTTGGAACTACTTTACTATTATTCTTGCAGGCGGCTATTACGAATGGGTCGCTCAGTTCAATGAAGATGGAATCAAAACATGCGAAGTACGACACTGGCGTGGCCCTGGTAGTTTTCGATTCGGTAACACGCATACCTTCCATCGTATTGAACTAGTAGAAGGTGTAACACCGTGGACCTTGTTTTTTGTTGGTAAACGTCAACGTGAGTGGGGATTTATTGTTAAAAATAAATGGATCCACTTTGAAAAATATTTAAGTGATAGAAAGAATGGCATCCTTCATAACAACACAATCTAACGGAACATTAGCATCAGGGTATGGTGCCGTTACTCCACAAGTAAGCGGGCAAGTTTATACTACTACAGGAACTGGCACAGCTAATTGGATTACTCCAAATAACTACGACCAAGTACTGACAGTTAACACAGGCAAAAGCCAGCCTACACTTGAAGTCAAGGGTGATCTAGTAATTAACGGCCGGAATTTAGAAGAACGGTTGGAGACAATTGAAAAAGTCTTGCAAATACCTGAGCGAGATGTTATACTTGAAAAGAAACATCCAAAACTTAAAAAGATGTACAATGACTATATTACGGAATTGTCCAAATATAGAATGTGGGAAACTATTAAAGGAGAAGACAATGGAACTACATGAATCAGTTAAAGATACTTTTAAAACAATGGTTATCAAAGAGCACGACGGCTTTCGATTAACCCTTAACAAGCACGAAGTACTAAGCCCTAAAGGGTTGTTTAGTATCGACATGGTCCAAGAGTCTTTGAAAGACGGCGAAGTAGTAGACTCACAAACATATAATTTCTTTATGACTAAAGAAGAATGCCAAGCATTGGCATACGGGTTAACAGCATGAGTGATCGATTAGAAGAGCTGTATCAAGAAATGCTAAGTGTAACAGCACATATGGTAGAAGAATACGGTGGAATGGAAGTAGCCGCTATCATGATGACACAAGCTCTTAGCATCTATAAAACAAGCCTCAGTGAAATTGATTATAATCAAATGGTTGATAATATTTCTGCTAGTCGTTCTAAGGTTAAAAAGTTCATACCGAGTATATTGCAATGATAAAAAAAATATATTATACTTGGAAACAAGTAGAAGGTGCTTGCTTAGATCTTTCTCGTCAAATGGTTCAAGATAAATGGTACCCTGATTACATTGTTGGAATTAGCCGAGGAGGTCTTGTTCCAGCTAACCTAATTAGTCAATATTTAGACATCCCTATGGCTACACTTATGGTTAGTCTTAGAGATGGAGGCATTAAAGTAAGCGATTGCGGAATGGCTGAAGATGCTTACGAAGGTAAAAATATTCTTGTAGTAGACGATATTAACGATCAAGGCAGTACGATCGAGTGGATTAAAAACGATTGGCAATCGAATGCATTACCTAACGACCCGAAATGGGATAATATATGGGGACAAAATGTACGATTTGCCACACTTACAAACAACTTGTCTAGTAAACAAGACGTTGACTACACCTATTGGGAAGTCAACAAAGCAGAAGAAGATTGTTGGCTAGTTTATCCTTGGGAGGAATTTTGGAAATGACATCATTAACCGGATCAGTAATTAAACTTATTTTTGGAATTGCATTAATTATAATTGCCGTTGCATTCGGCCCTATTATAGGTATATGGTCTTTAAATACCTTGTTTCCGCAATATCTAAACATACAGCTAACTTGGCAAACTTGGTTAGCCTTTAATATTTTGTTTGGCGGTAGTAGCATTATAAAACTTGGTACTAGAAAATGAAAAGATTAACAGTTCAAGAGCTTGAAGATAAAATCAAACAATCCACTGAAGACATATTAAAAATGCCAACGGAACGGGGTCGTGAAGCACTAATGACCTATATTGAGTATCTGCAGGACGAACTTAAAGAAGCAAAGAAGCATGAAGGAAAGTAAAAAGCATCAGAACATGGACAGTAGGATTCCTGCTCGTGCAGAAGGCTATGTTCATATAGTAAGTATACCCTGGCGTGGACAAAAAGAGTATTGGTGGAATGAAACCTGTGCCGATGTTTTAGAAGTATTTGGATTGCCTGGGGATAGATTTACTAGCCACCCTAGTGAAAATAATATGGACTTTCATTTCAAATCAAAAAAGGATGCAGACTTATGCAGAATACTAATATCAGAGAAGATTTAGATTTTTATGGTGTAGTAGTGTTGGGAACTATTGGAATAGTATTTGCCATTTGGTGGAACTACACACATCCGCACGTAACTGTCAAATATGATTGCTCAATATCCGAAATTAGTCCGGACTATCCTGTACAAGTTAAAGAAGCTTGTCGTAAACTTCGAGCACAAAATAATTGACAACGACCTAAATAAACCTATATAATAACACAAAGACATCCACGTCATTAACTCGGAGAATAAATTGACTGAATCAAGAATATACGAACACGAAACAGGACTAGACGCTATGTATGGTGATAGCGGCTATCAAGAAGGCACAGCACATAACTATTTGGGTTTTGTAATGAAACGTAATGGTAAAAGGTTTTGGGCTGGAGACAACGTCAGTGAATATATCGATGAAAAGGCAAAAGCACAACTAATCGACGAAGCAACTGAAGCTTTTGAAAAAGTATTGGATTGTTTGCTTATTGACCGCAAAAACGATCCTAACAGCAAAGGCACAGCAAGACGCCTTGCTAAGATGTACTTTAATGAAATAATGGCAGGTAGATATGAACCAGCACCCGACGCAACA